TTGGTGTGACATAAGGTTTACTTCTGTTTGTTTATACTATAATTATAATACATGTGTCTGTATATGTCAAGCAGTATGTTTACATTCCGTAACAATGTATCGCAACAGATGGCGAGCCAGTCGCACCAGTCTCAGAGGTGAGACCCGCTCGCAGCTCCGCTGCTCGCTTGCTGGGCATGTGCCAATCTGGCAACCGTCCGCCGCCGCCGGCAAAAAAAGCGAGGCCGAAGGCCGAGCGGCCGGTTTACCGTACCCCAATGGGGGTTGACAGGCCGCCGGAATATCCGCATAGGTAAGACAAATTTATGTTATTTTTTTAAGAGGCTTTCAAGGTACTGCTTTTTTAGCTGTAACCGCTGTTCATTCATGTCTAATAACGGCCATTTGTTAATTTTTAATGCTACTTTTATCTTTTCCCACCGTTCTAGTAGTACTTTTTCTATTGCTGCGAAGAGTTTCATGGTTCTTTATCGAAAGGATGTCCTATTGAAATACTCCCGTCGTCGTGTTCTCTTACCTTAGGTGTAACTACATCTGTGTCTATTGCGTTATTATAATCTTTGATTGCTTTGTCTACGGTCATCTTGGTCTTCCAATTAATGTACCGTTCTTCTAATCCAATCAATATTCCTAACATTAAGAACCCTAACCATGGAGGATTTCTGAATTTACTGTGGATATCTTGGAATATCCGAAGTTTTAAAGTTGGTTTCTGCATAATCTTTGTTAAATTGAGCTAAACCTTGGTCTGTTAGTACGTGTTTGTACATTTTATCAAATACTGCCGGAGGTAAAGTGCATACATCGGCACCATATCTAAATGCTTGGCTTACTGAGGCTACATCCCGTATAGATGCTGCTAATATCTGTGTACATGGCATATGTAATGCAAATATATCACCAATCAGCTTCAATCCGTCTACTGAGTTGTCATTTAACCTACCGATAAACGGTGAAACATACCTAGCACCGGCCAAACTAGCTAATATAGCTTGAGCTGGACTAAATACTAAGGTAACATTAGTTCTGATCTTCTGATCATTTAACATTTGACACGCTCGTAGTCCTTCTACGGTACACGGTAACTTTATGGTTGCAGTTTCGTAATTATCTGCCGCAGTTAAACCTTCTTCGTACATTACTACTGCTGTATCTGCAACAACTTCTATGCTAACGTCTGTTATATAGTCTAAGTTGTCTAAGGCATGGTAAACATCCGAAGGTTTACGTCCACTTTGTCTTATTAAGGTAGGGTTAGTGGTAACACCACTTATTAATCCAGTATCAACTCGTCTTGCAACTTCGTTAACATCTGCTGTATCTAAAAATAATTTCATAGTAGGGTAGAGTATGTTTGGGTAGGTATTATAGTATGTCCATTAATGGGAAATAGTATAGAGAGGAAGTGTTGTCTGTTAGGACGACATCTTCCTCATAAGGGGTCGGGTCCACCCTTCCCTTCCCCTGTATACGGTGGAACTCGGTCTAAAGCCACGTAGGTACTGACTTGCCAGAGTTCTTCCCTCTAGCCTCTCTACGCTGCTCTAGATTCATACCTAAGACCATGTGGTTAGCGGCAGACACAGGGTCATCATTCCATGTTTCTAACATATCTTGAAACTCTTCTCTTTCTCTTAACTTAACTTGTTCATATGCTGAGATTGCTAGTGCATCTGTATAATACTTAACCGCCATCGCTAGGACGTCTATACGGTCATCGTGTTTTACAGCACCTTTTTCTCTACACATTCTACTCATTTGGTAAAAGAGCATATATAAGAGCCGACTTTCAGGTGCACAGTCTTTGTTGGAGGAATAGTCCCAATCAATGACAGACCTATCAACAACAAGACGGTGTTGGTTAAGCACAGGCTCGAGACTATCAATAATCCTGTCTTCTTTCCGTACATTTGCCCTAACCTCGTCCACAAAAATGTTTTGCTTGGTTTGTTGAAGATGTTTTTTAAATAATTCACTTACTATACCGTCTCCAAAGTTTGTCTCTATTACTAACGTAGATACATCGTACTTTTTACATCCACGTAGTATGTCTAATAATGTTTTGTCACTATATCCATCTCTGTATGCTCTCATCTCATGTAAGTATAAAAACCCGTTCCGTTGAGATAAATAACATGCTGCAGTTTCATCGGAGCCACGGCCAGAGGGATCTACGGCACAAATAGTTTCTGTATATGGTCCCCATTCACCTTGCAGTTGCATAGGTTTGTAAAAATAGTCTCCCGGTAAACCTACTGTAGGTAATTCTTTGATTACATTTACAGGGTCTGAACACCAAACTATTGCATCAGGTGCTTCTTTAGGGTTAACGCTAGTTACAATTAAATCAGCCATCTTAAGTGGAAACTTCTCAGCATCACTCATAGATGTATCTAACATAAACTGTAACATAAAGTTAGATCTACCCATAGATGCTTCACGATCTATTAAGTCTTCGTTGTCAAATCTGTCTGGGTCTGTACAAGTTCCTGACTCAGCACCCATATCTATGTCTTCTTGTAGCTGTGGAGCTAAGAGTCCTTCGTAGTTACTGAGGGATTTTGGGTATCTGGCTGGCCAAACAAATGGTCTATAACTCCGCTCTGCCAACTTACGATAAACAGTAAAAGTAGTCTGAGGAGTCCCGAGATACATAATACGGCTATCGTCTTTCGGCGTAAGGATTGACTCGGCTTCGGTACAAAGTTGAAGTAATTTCTCACGCATCAACTCCGTCATGCTGTTTCCCGGTACCTCGATGTCGTCCAGAATCATTAGATCTGCTCTGGATCCCGTCAGCTGACCAGTAATACCAACACTTTTGACTGATGGTGCCTGATGAGGTGAACAGTTTACGTCGAAGGAAATCCTTGACCATCTGCTGTCGTCGCTCTTTGGTTGTAGGTGTTTCAGCCATGGTGTCTCTATAATAAGTTTTTGTAAAAAAATAGACATGTTATCTGCACGTTCTTTAGACGCAGAGATAATCATTATCTTCTTTTCTGGATTTTTAAATAGTGTCCATAACACAAAAGCACCAGTAATCCAAGACTTACCAACACCTCGGAACGCCTGAATTTGAAGTCTCTTGGGACCACTCTGCAAGTAATCAGCAATAGCATACTGTGCCCTCGTAGGTTGAGGAAGATCTAACTGATCCCACAAAGCTTGTAGGAACAGTTTAAAGTCTTCTTGTAATGATGTTAAAACGTCTGTCATTCTATACCTAACATTTCTTGTAGTAATGATTTACCTCGTGTATCCATACCTCTAAGTGCATTATCAAGTGACCTTATTTCAGCAGGTTTAACAATTTGATTTAATTCTTTAGTTAATTTTTGAATATTTTTAGGATCATTACCTAATGCTACATTAGCATTTCTAAATACTTTAAAATATGCTGCACGTCTTTCAGGTGTCATGTTTCTTACTGCGTTAGCAACTCTAGATACTTCTATAATATGATCACCATCCATACCTTCGGCAGCAGCTTGAGCCATTATTCTACCAAATTCTTTTTTTTCTGCATCAGATAAATCATCAGCTGTAGCTAATAACTCATTAATTTTACGAGTATTACCTTCTGCTGTTATACCACGACCTGTAGTTTTTCTAGTACCTACTTTAGTTGTCTGTCCTTTAGGTGCATATCCAGCTCCATAATTACGTATCTGAAATGGATCACCATCTTTAACAAACTTAGTAGTACCAGCCATTATAGCTTCTTCTTGTGTTTTAGCTCCTTGAGCAAATGTTTTATCATCTAATCTAGGAGGAACTGGACCTTGTATAGTTCTTTGAGTTTTACCAAATTTAGTTTGACCACCTAACTGACGTAAGTTTTCTACAGCATCTGGTCTAGTATATCCACGTACAGTCCTAGTCATTTCATCTACATTAGACTGATACTGATCAGCTGCAGATAATGTTTTACTAAAGTCATTAAAAGATTCATATGCAACATCATCACCAGCTTTCATACCTTTAAACATAGTTTCTATTTCAGGTATGTCTGCACCTTTAGTTATATCAATATGTCTAGACAAACTTTTAGTAACCTGAGGTGCAAGGTCAGGCATAATACCTTTTTTTGTAAACCCTTTAAGAGTTTGCTGTCCAAGTTCTATGGCGGCTTTACCTAGTGCTTTTGCAACACCCATGTTTACCTCCTACTTACCAAGACGTTTTTTAGCCATTTCTTGAGCACGTTTTCTTGCTTTTTGTTTGTTTAAAGCTTTTCTACCTTCGGCAGTTCTAGTGCTAAGAAGTCTACCACCTTTTCCTTTAACTCTTTCTATTTTAGTTTTAGTTGCAGATGATTTAGTTTTAGGTTTTATTTTTTGTTGATCAGATAATTTAGCTTTGTTTTTAGAAGTTACTTTTGTATAAGTTGTATATTTTTTATTAGGATCTTTAGCTTCTGCTTGTAATTTTTTATTAGCTTTAGTATCTTCTCTAAAACTAGCCATTTTAGTATTAGATTTTAAATTTCTACCTCTTTTTCTTCTTAGTTCAGCGTTAGCTCCACTAAGACCTCTTTTCTTAATTTTTAAAGAATCTTTAATTCGTGATAAAAATCCTTTTTTCTTTTTTTCAGCCATGATTATTTAGCGATGTAAAGTTTGCTTTTGTTTTTTTTACGTGGTCTAGCACGATTAGTTGATGGACTTTCTAATCCATGCTTTCCGGGACCATGCATGTTATGCGAGGCATCTTTACCATCGCCATTGCCATATGTACCCATTTTACGATTTAACTTAACAGCTTCTCTAGCAATCTTATTGCCTTTACCGTTTTTGTTATATCGTGTTTGTTGTGCAATCCTACGCTTGTTAGCAGCAGGATTTGCATCATAATATCTTTGTGTTTTACCTTTTGCCATACATCCTCCGAGTTATTAACTCAGGATCTACTTTAGGCATTAACTGATTTAACTTATCTAATGGGTTACCATCATAGGCTACACCGCTAATATCATTAGCTTTGAGCCAGTCACAAGCTGCTTTTAGATCTTGTGTGGTTGCCTCGCCGTTACGAACTCTGTTTAAAAACTCATTCGTGACAAGGTTATGCAGTTCGTTAAACTGCTCTTCGTTAGCTTTGTTCATTTTAATTTATATGAGATAGGATCACGTGCTCCCGGTCTGGATTATATCCAAACGTGGCTCGCATCCAATCAAGCCAATTTCTACTACCTTTTTCCTGATTACATCGACGGCACGACGGTACAACATTAGCTGTAACATCTCGTCCACCTTTACATTTAGGTCGAACGTGGTCAATAGTAAGATTGTGTAATTCATGTAATTCTCCGCAATAAACGCATGTACAGTTGAAGTGCTCTTTGACCGCTCTTCTCCAGAGCTTCTTTGCATCAGGACTTTGCATTGTTATTAAATTTTGTAGATAATGTTCAGGTGAAGGTAGTAACTGAGTCATAAAAACTATTTAGATCCGACAAAGATCTTAGTTTCTATAAACTCTACTGCTGCATCATCTAACTGGTTATCAGTAGAAGCAACTAACTTTTTAAGGACATCCACGATGAGCCTCTTAACTGAGTCAGACTTAGCAAAAGTTAGAATTATTGGTTTGAGTAAAGTAATCATTTGGGTTAGAATAGTTTAAATTTTTTTTCTTTTTTAGGCTTGACTTTAACGATAGGTACTATGTCCTGACATACCTTAGCCATAGGTGTGTTAGGTCTATACATAAAACCCTTTTTCATTAAATCTGCACATTTGTGTGCTCTTGTAATCTCGTACTCGAGTCTCATCTTATCTGCTTGACGTTTAGCCAATTCTTTACATTGTTTGTAACCTGACTTATCTAAAGGTACCATAAAATTAATCTGGAACCCCCAGTTTTCTGCCAACGTATAGCTACTAGGTTGCATGTTTTCATCAAGAGGTTTAGTATGATTGCCCATATAAAAAGGTTGGAATGTCATTGTACTGCCATTACAACTTATATTAGGACCATAATACTGCCTACTTTGTGCTCCATTGTTCTGAAATTGCACAGCTTGATTGGTCACATTTCCCGTCGCTGCGGCCACAGGGTTACTTACGTTGTTATCCTCACCTTCAGCAAGTACGGGTGTACCTATTGAGAGAAGATAGAGTAAGATGAAGTAGTTGAATCTGTGTCGATTACCCGATCTATAGTTATTGTTTCGATAGTTCCTGCCTCTCTGGTTGTGATCTGTAGATCCCAATCTGTTGCGTTGGCTGTTGGTGCATAAGTAGCGTTGTCTGTACCTATTCCACCAGTTACCGTAATATTTGTACCGCTCCATGAAGAGGAGGCTGATCCTTGAATATCGTGAACTATTTCTTCTGTTATAGTTTGTTGTGTTGTGGTTGTGGACTGCATACTTCCTGTTGTGAAGGAAGGAGTCACGGTGTTTGCTCTTGCTATGCCGGGTGATAACAGAGCCAAGAGTATGATCCATTTTTTCATACTTTTGGTTTGGGTTTATTCATTGGGCAGTTTACTGGTCCTTTACTACTACCATTTTTACCTGTAGTCAAACCGAAAGTTGCCAAAGCTCCCGTAAACACGCTGGCTACGAAAGTGATATCTGAGTTACCAGACTTTTTTACCATCGGTATATCTACATAGTTCATAGTAATAATAAAACCTGACCAGACGACTACACCTAGTCTAACAAAGGTACCTAAGATTTCTATCTGATGCTCCTTATCTTCAGCAGCATCTTTTAGTTTACCTAAGAGTCCTTTCTTTTTTTCTTCTTCAGGCGGTTTTCCTTCCATTTGTTTATTTTACCTTGTAGGAATTTCTGTACTTTCTTCTTTACATTTTCTATAATCGGCTGTGTAAAAGTTGTAGCTGCAACTGCTGTAACAGCTGCTATGCTAGTTGTAACTAAAACCTCAGTCGAAGGTATAGGTATGGGTGGTAAATTAGGTATCTTTAACTTAGGAGCTGGCGGAGTCTCTGTTGTTGTTGCCTTAGGTTTTACTCCTTGTTCATCTCTAAGATCACTAGGAGGCACAACCATAGGTACATAATAAGGTACGTCAGCTGTAGGTAAAGGTATTTCTACAGTTTTTATCTTTTGTACGGGTGGTATATCAATGGTGGGTATTTCCACTTAATTAGAAAAATCAGCTACTTTTTTTGCGTCTTCTTCTAATGCAGCAATAGCTGACCATGTAACTTTACTTGGTTTATCAGCACAGTCATAAATACCATTTTTTAATGCTCTCCATTCACATTGCTTTTCCCAAGTTGTTTCAGTAATAGTCCAATCACCTTGTAGATCAGAAATAATAACTGCTGTTTCTTTTATATCCTCATTGCCACTTTGATTTTTTAAAAGTGTATGAGCTTTAACAAAGTCGTTTATTTTCATTATGATATTGTTGTAATTGAGCCAACACTAGAATCTATTTCTTCTAGTAAAAGACCGTGTCCAACGGCTACAACGCCGTTATCAGTTGGTGGAGTAACGTTAGAGCTAGTAGAACCATCTTCGTTATTATATTGACCCCATCTTCCAGCATTACCAGAAGCATGAGAATTATTCACAACTCTTACTTTTACTGCATTGGTAGTGTTAGGATTAAACATACATGCTAATGAAATCATGTTTCCAGTACCGTGGTTTCCTTCAATATAACTTTGACTTGAACCACCGCACAAACCATAGTAATTAGAACCACCATCTGATGACCATTGTAAACGCTGATAACCTGCTCGCCATGTAGTACCGTGGTCATGGGTAGTAAAGTAAGTAGCTTTAATTAGGTTTCCAGCTACTGATGGAGTTATACTAGCACTACCATCAAAAGGTGCACCCATAACACTATCAGCGTTTGTATCATTAAAAAGAGTAGATTGTTTGATCCATTGTTTTGCTTGTAATAAACCACCAGCAACAGCAAAAGATAATGATGAACCATTACTTGTTAAAAATTTACCGTTAGTTCCAGAGTTTTGTGTAGGTATAGGGTCTACTACACCTTTTGCTACATACTCCCAATAGTTAGCTGTAGCTGTACCACTTGTTGATGGTACTTGTTGATTACTATTGCTTGAAGCTGCAATAGCTATGTATGTGGATGTTATACCACTATCTGTATAGGCTACTAAATCATCAACAGCATAAGTGTTGCTGTTACTGTAAGTACCTCTCCAGACTTGTTTAATTTTTCCTAAATCTAATGTTGCCATTTTAAATTGTTGCGATTAATTTTCCATCTGTGTTTATGCTAAAGGTAAAACCTGTAGCTGCAAAAATAACATCTTCAAATGCTGCATAAGTAGCACCTGAGATATTATCTGCACCACCGTTTGTAGTGGTGACTATTAAGTTTCCACTTGCGTTGGTGTTAAAACCATACACTTCTGGAGAGGACGCTTGTGCCCAAGTTAACTGGTCACTGTTGTCTTTGTACTGAAGAAAATGTCCATCAGTTGGTGTATTACTTACGTCTAGCTTTACTTCAGATATTGTGTCGTCTGCTAACTTACTACCTGTAATATTTGCAGCCGAATGAATGTCGGCGTTAACAATTTCATTATCCTTAA